TGCAGATATGAAAGGCTTTGAGGTTGTCGTCAAACTGACGAATGTAAAATAAAATCCTTTTAAATTACTGACTACATAACTGGAAGGCTGAAACCCAATTGACCAACCAATATTGTTATATGTTGCAGATATATTGCGATAATACCAGCCATTGAAGCCACTATTGATTGCCCCAGCAGTTGGAACCATTGGTGGCGAACTTGGCAAAGTGCTATAAATTAATGGTGAATTGGCAATGTTGATGGGTGCAGAATATTGCAATTTTTGAATACTTTGGGTATTTTTTGTTACACTGGATAGTAAAGATACGCCATTAAATGTCAAATCTGTTGCGGTCAATATACTTTCGTCGGCTCCAGTAGTAATCGTTAATTTATCGTCTAATATTGCGGTCTGTATTGTTGGTGGGGCTGGTGGGGTTAAAGTAAATAGTGGAATTCCAACGGTAATGCCAACATTACTTGAATTGCCAAAATCTGACGGTACGACATTTGGCGGAATAGGATTTGTTATTGCATTATTATTAAATAGTTGTATAGACAGATCACTACCGGCAACCGCATATACTAAATCGCCAGTTGTATATAAAGCGGTAGTTTGTGTCATATATACAGGGTTAAATGTTTGTAGATTAAAATTAAATGGTGGTGCATATATTGAGCCGTCTAATATAATATTTCTGCCATCTGGGGCTAAGCTCAAAACATTAGGGGAATAAACTACAGGTGGTGAAACACTTAAATCAACATTTACTTGTTTGGCCGTAATATCTTTTGCATTATCAATATCAAAATTACCCATATCTACATTCATCGTTGCTGGAAAAGTTGACCACAATGAAGCATTAGCAGCACTTCCAGTCGCACCAGTTGCACCTTGAATTCCCTGCGGTCCAGTATCACCTTGCACCCCTTGTGGTCCAGTATCGCCTTGCACCCCTTGTGGTCCAGTATCTCCCTGAATGCCTTGTGGTCCAGTATCTCCCTGAATGCCTTGTGGTCCAGTATCTCCCTGAATGCCTTGTGGCCCAGTATCTCCCTGAATACCTTGTGGCCCAGTATCTCCCTGAATACCTTGCACCCCTTGTGGTCCAGTATCACCTTGAATTCCCTGCGGTCCAGTATCTCCCTGAATACCTTGTGGTCCAGTATCTCCCTGAATACCTTGTGGTCCAGTATCGCCTTGCACCCCTTGTGGGCCAGTGTCTCCTTGTGGCCCAGTTGCTCCGGTGTTTGTATTTGTCCCATTTTGCCCAGCTGGTCCAGTCATACCAGTAGCCCCCATTTGCCCAGTTGGTCCAGTTGCCCCAGTATTTACAGCAGTTCCTGCAATACCTTGTGGCCCAGTCATACCCATAGGCCCAGTCATACCCATAGGCCCAGTTGCCCCAGTGGCACCAGCCGGGCCAGTAGCTCCAGTATAAGATTCTCCAGCATATGCGGTACTCTGAACAGTTCCATCATGAAAAGTAAGAGTTGTTAAATTCCGCAAGTTTGTCGCGGAATCTTGATAATATTGACTACTATCGGGTAAACTTTCATCAGCAACATACTTTAATTCATTATGAACAAAATTTCCTTTGTAAAGTGTTCGGCTCATTTTTCAAATAATCTTTTACCGCTCTACGATAAACTTCGTTTCTCTTCGAGCTTCAAAAGCTTTACCAAAATTTACTTTAATTATATAGTTATAGATATAATCCATCAAAATAAATTAAAATATTATTTTTTGGTCGGCTTTTTGAAGTTTGAAGGGGCGAAGCACCGTAAAACGGTAAAAAGTGTATTATGTCCTTCAGATCAGGACTATCGCAAAGAACTACATTAACTGGTGTGTTTTATTCAAACAGCACAACACAAACATATTCGAATACGGAAACTAATACTTCATTATTGGCATCATTGCAATATGTGCAAAACTTCACAAATTATTTTATTTATTTAACTTATCTACCGCTAACTAATCCAGCATTTCAAGGTACTATAAATGGCGAAAATATAACTTTATCTGGTAATTTATCAACCCCAACTATAAAAGGGGGTACACCCCCTCTAACCCCCAGCGACGACTATGCAGTATCATTTACAGGATCGCCAACGATACAGGGGCAGCCAATTGAGTACGATATAATTGGTGAAATAAAAATGACAATGAATAAATTACCATTAAATTATTTAATTTGTGATGGCTCAGGTGTTTCAACGACTGCTTATCCGGATTTATTCAATATAATAGGCTATACATATGGTGGAAGTGGCAATACTTTTAATTTACCAAATTTTGAAAGTAAATTTCCAATAGGTGCTAATTTTGATAATGGTGCGGGTAATCCTACATCAAATTTTGCATATGGAAATGGTACAACCGGGGCAATTAATACTCAAACGGTGTCATATACCGCACCAGATGATGTAAGTTTATTAACAAAAATGCCAACACATGATCATTCAATCGCGTCGCAAACTCATAGCCATAGAATGGGTATGGAAAATATAACAAATGTATTATTTGTCTCACTCGGCGAGGGGCTATTTGCCCCATTTGTGATTGAAAATACTGTCCCAGTAACTAATCAAATATACCCAACAACGACTGGAATATCCGTTTTAGATACTGGTGTATTTGTTCAAGATATTGATCCAGTGAGTGGGCTTGCTGGTGTAAATATAACACCGCCGTATATTGCAGTTAAATATGCAATTTGTTTTTCTCAAAGTTAAATTTATCTTTCTAATATAAGACAATCTTTTTTTGTGATGAGTTATCGGAGTGCATTAAGTCAAAGGCGATTAGATGGTGTATATTTTTCTAACAGTTCCGCAGCCAATCAAGATATAACTGAAACTAATACATCATATTTGGCTAATTTATTATATGTTCAAAACTGGGTATCACAGGCATATAGTGGGTTTATGACGATAATTAATCCCCAATACACAGGCACACTATCCGGACCCAATATAAATTTAACTGGCGAATTAAGTGTGCCTGAGATAACAAGCAATACAAATTTTACAGAAATACCAACTATAACGGTAGGGTCAACAATTTATAATATTAGCACAGTACCAGCTGGTACAATAAAAATGTTAATATCAAATATCAGTCCACCGGCTGGATATTTAATTTGTAATGGTGCATCATACCTTGTTGCCGATTATCCTAATTTATTTAGTGTGATAGAATATACTTATGGTGGCAGTGGGGCAAGTTTTAATGTTCCAAATTTTCAAAGTTATTTTCCAATTGGTGGCAATTCAAGTAATACCAACGGCACCGCTACAAGCAATTATGTAACTGGAAATGGTACCAGTGGGGCAACTAATACATTTGATACAACGGCAAATTTTGGCGGATCGTCTACTGAAATTGCACCATTAATGACTGTTGCACCTTCTCATAACCATAATATAACAGACCCAGGACACACTCACGAAACCGTAGTATTTTCTGCACAAATGCCATATTTAACACTTCCGCCCACTGGGCAAGCATGTGTAACCCCCTCAGGATCAAGCCAATTATCGACCGTGGCAAGTAGTTCTAATGTTATTATTGCTAATAGTGGCACCGATATTCAAACCACAGACCCAATTTCAGGGCTAATTGGTGTAAATGCAAGTCCCCCATATGTGGCCGTTTTTTACTATATTGCAACCGGCTAAATATATTTAATCATTATTTTTTTGATTCTTATAAATATAATAAACAAAATGGCTCGAACTATTCTCGACCCGCAATATGCAAATGACTTAAATGGATTATTTGATGGAACTGGTACAATTAATACTGGCGTAATTACTTGTGCTGGAGTAGTTTCAAGTGGTGATATTACTACAGCCATTAATATTAGCGCGACCGGTGCTATGACCGCCGGTACTGGGATTACTGCAACTACTGGCAATATTACTGCAACTACTGGCAATATTTTCGCGACCGGTGCTATGACCGCCGGTACTGGGATTACTGCAACTACTGGCAATATTACTGCGACTACTGGCAATATTATCGCGACTACTGGCAATATTACAGCAACTACTGGCAATATTAATGCATCTAATGGCAGTATTACCGCATCTGAAACTATTACTGGACTCACTCTTGTTGCTGAGTCAAGTATTATTTGTACTGGTAATATTCAAGGCACTACATTCGGCGGGGGCATTGGGCAGGTTGTGGTTCGTGGTGCCATGCCTGGCACAATTAGCCCTAATGGATCATACACTTTTTCAAATATAGAAATTCCAGGTTTTATTGGATATTCTGCAACCACCGCATACGTGGTTAGTCAAAATATTACAACATCTCCACCTATTCCATTTATATATAGTGTATCTTATGCCGGAACTACCCCAACATCAACCCTTGTGGATGTATTAGTTATGAATGTTGGGACTCTTTCATATAATACCGAAATTAATTTTTCAATTATTGCCATGAATTAAAGGGCTTCGGTAAAAAGTGAATTAATAATTATTTTTTTTGATTTATTATATCCGTTAAAGTATATAATAAGTAAATTTCTGATTATTTAAATTTTCATCACTCAAACAAACAATGAGCGACAGAACAATATTGTCGCCTGCTAATGCAAACTCATTAAATGGGCTATTCAATGGCTCAACCCCAATCAATGTATCATCAGTAAATATTGGAACTTCTCCAAGTAATGTTGTTTTATCTGCCAATGCTCCTGGCTCATTGATTGTTGGTGGAACTATTACGACGACTGGCGGAATAACTGCTACAAACGGTATTTGTGTTTTAGGTAATGGTGCAAATTCTGTTCAATTAACAGGGACAACTGGTACTTTAACTGTTGGCGGTGGTGTTACTGCAAATGGCGCTCAAATTAATGGGGTTTGTGATGCCAATTCATTTAATATTTCTAATGGCGCTAATGCTGTCCCATTACAATGTAATTCTAATTTGGTTTTAACTGTTGGTGGAAGTTGTGTTGCAACTGGTTCATTTTCTGCGCCATTTTATGGTGGTGGAATGTATGTCGGTCTATATAGTTCTCCTGTTTCAATTCCTGCTAATTCTCCATATACAGTTACGATTGGCTCTATTCCATATAATCCTATTTCTGGATGGGTTGCATCTTCTATTTATCCACAATTTACACTAACATCACAGTATGGCGGAATAGGAATTCAAGATATATCACTTACAAAAAATGTAGATGATACTTTAACTATTGATTTAACCGTTTATAATACAAACCCATCAAGTGGACAAGAATTAACCAGTTTCTATTACTTCTTATTCTATGCATAAATTATTGCCATGAATTAAAAAAATATATAGATATAATGCAAGAGTTATCAGAGGTATTTTGGTCATTTCTTATTTCAAGTTGTGTTGGGTTATTATTAGCATGTTGTAGATTTGCATATCGAAGTAAATGTAAGGAGGTTAATTTTTGTTGCATAAAAATCGTTCGCGATGTGGAGGGGGAAGAAAGAATAGACGAAAGGGAACCACCAAGTCCAAGGGCAGAAAATACTAATAGTCAACGGGTATAATTTTTATATTAAACAAATAAATATATATAGCATATAAGAAAAAATTTATAGATTAATATTTATAAAAATTTTAACATATCAAAAAATGGCTGAGATAATTACGGAAATTATAGTTGTGAGAAAGTGGAAATTTTGTGATGAGTTATGGGACATGATAAAGGACTACATGGGAATCCATGGGATCAAATTACATATACCAAAACTATTATCAAGTATAGGACTGCAAAAACTGGCAAATGTGATGCATACAGTATTCCGTGTAAAGGTCAA